TACTATGCAGATCCTATAACATCGAGAGTGTTTAGTACCTATACAAGAAATGCCATGCTTAACAGTTCTTTTCATAAAGCACCGTATGGTTTGGACAATAATAGCAGCATTCCATTTTTTGATAAGATTGTAATTTACCAAATGGCAAGACGTTATTGGAACAGCTATACCTTAGTAAATCCAATTATCACAGCATGGAACCACGATAGTTTAGACTATAGTAATAACACTCCAGCCGAACAAACTATGACCCTGGCATATGAAGCTGTTTATTATGATAATGGTAGAGTTAGAACTAATAGTCCAACTGGTTTCGCTGTAGACCATTATGACAGAACACCTAGTCCGATAAGCTTAGGTGGTGGTGGTACAAGGACACTATTTGGTGCCGGCGGTGTACTTGCAGGTGTGGAAAATGTATTTGGAGCAGTAAGCAGCGGACAAGCATTTTCAAGCCCAGAAAATTTTGTTGCAACTGCAATTAGAGCTGTGAATACATATCAGAATACTAGAGCATTATCTAATACAGGTATTAATCAAGAGTTACAAAATATGACTGTTAGGGGTTTAACAGCAGCTAGTAATCAATATGTAAGTGGCGTTAATAATACAAGATTCCCTATCAGCGATATAAATCAAAATAATTCAACTCAAGCTTCGGCTAGAAATTTAGGTAGATAATGAATACAAGAACTAATTTACCCACGGCTGCTAGTACAGATACAGCAGATGAAGTTCGCAGTTTTTTTGACAAATATTTTACTCATCAGATAACCTTTCCTAGCAATCAAATAGATGCTGTATTAGGATTCTTTCTCAAAAGAGGGTTCGATGAACAAGCAGCAAAAAGCACAGCCATTGTTTTATTAAATCAAGCCAGGATCGACAGTGTTCCTCCTATGAGACTGATAGACACTTTAGAAGGTCTGTCAGATGTTCAACTTAGTCAAGTAGTAGCAGAAGTCTTAAACTTGTACAGAGAAAAAAGTAGTGCTTTAGGTTTTAGATTAATTGTAAATGACGAGACATTTGAAAGTCGTAATATTGCACAATGAGTCGCTGGGCACGTGGCAAATTTCAAATTAAAAATCCTGACAAATATGTAGGGAACCATCTGCCAACTTACAGAAGTAGTTGGGAGTGGTATTTCATGAATTTCTGTGATAAAGATCCTCGTATTATAAAATGGGCTAGTGAAGCCGTAAAAATTCCTTATAAAGATCCGTTCACTGGACGTCAAACAGTATATGTGCCTGACTTTTTTATTCAATATGCAGATAAAAACGGTATCATGAAAGCTGAGTTAATCGAAGTCAAACCCCAGAGTCAAACATTATTAGAAAAAGCAGGAAAGAATCGCAATAATCAATTACAGTGGGCCAAAAACCAAGTCAAATGGAGAGCTGCTCAAGCATGGTGTGGCAGACAAGGCATAAAATTTAGAGTGCTAAACGAGCAAGATTTGTTTCACAATGGAAATCTAAGATAAGTAAGTATATGAAAAAATTAGAAGAAATTCTGAACTTGCCCGAAAGTAAAAAGATTATCAAAAAAGAAGAAAAAACAAAAGCTACTGAATCAGCGGCTCCTTTGTTAAGAGATATTAGCGAGTTCGATAAAATTGCTGCCGCACTTCCTCAAGTAAAGGGCTTAGGGGATGTTAGTGATGAAGAATTTGATGCATTAGCTCAACGTGCTACAGATGCCTTTGATGATCTTATGGATTTAGGTATGAATGTAGAAGCACGTTACAGTGGGCGTGTTTTTGAAGTGGCTAGCACTATGCTTAAAAATGCTATTGATGCCAAAGCAGCTAAAATTGACAAGAAGCTTAAAATGGTTGAATTGCAGTTGAAAAAGCAAAAAATTGACCAAGATTCTAGAAATGATACAGATGCCGACATAACTGGTACCGGTGTAATTATTTCAGATCGCAATAGCCTAATTGAAAAACTTAAGAATATGAAATAAATATATTATCAGGAATCGAACATGAAATCATTTAAAGACTATCTAATTGAAAGTTTAGAAGAAAAGAAGTATCCTTTTAAGATAAAAATTGCGGGTGATCTTCCCGAGCACATTGAAGACACTATGAAAGCCGCACTAGAAAAGTACAAAGTTTCTAGTTTTAACAAGGGCAAAACTACTCCTATTCAGCCTAAATTATTAGATTTCCCTACATTAGAAAACACTCAAATGACTGTATTTGATGTTGAGCTAGATTATCCAACTACTAGTCAAGTACTAACTGCTTATATGTCAGAGCAGACTGGACTAGATGCTTGTTGTATCAGAGTCAGAAGTCTTAAAGAAGAAGACGAAATTGAATTAAACACTGAGCATTTAAATTCTGATAAAAAAGAAGCATTATTAAATCAAGATTATCAAAAAGAAAATTATCAAGATACAGTAGGTGATAAAAAAATTAGCAGTCTTTTAAAAGAGTTATCTAAAGCAAGTAAAGATTCGCAACCTACACAATACAAAGGTGTTAATGACAAAATTTTAGCTAAATCTGCACCTAAAGAAAAAGTAGCAGCATCTGCTAAAAGTGAAACATCTAAAAGTGTATTAACCGGTCAAAAAGGTAATCCTGACCCAAGAAAAGGAAAATAACATGAACTTTCAAGAATTAATGGCTCGCATAGCTGAATTAGATCAGCCAGTACAAGAGTCAGAAAAAGCAAAACAAGACTATGACGGCGATGGCGAAATTGAATCAGGTAAAGATGAATACATGGGTTCAAGAGATAAGGCTATCAAACAAGCTATGAATAAAAAAGATGAGTCTTTAGATCAGCTCGCAGACGAAGTTCAACAAGAAATGGACGAATGCGGCATGGGTCCTATGAGTATGCCTTCTATGAGCAAACAACAAGACAATGTCAGTATGAATGTCAGCATGAATGGTTCAGGTAGTGGCGGCATCAGAGATTTAATGAACATTCTTCGCAATTTAGAGCAAGGTGCTGACGATCATGATCATTCACATGATGACGATGATATCGTAATGCCTGGATTATCCATAATGAAAAAAGAGCCGATGTTAGGCGATGAATATGCCAATAGTCCAGACGTAGCAATGGGCACAGATAATTTCCCAATAGATACGGGCGACGATTTACACAAGCCTAAAGATAGCTATAGTGACAAACCTTACAGGGGCGATAATCCTATGGCATTAGAAGGTATCAAAAATAGACTAGACACTCTTTATAATAATATTAAGAATCAATAATATGCATTCGTGCATTCAAAGCGGGCCCTGAGCCCGCTTTTTTATTGTAAATAAGAGTATGGCAAGTAAAAGTTTAGATGGTGTCTTAACTAAAAAGGCACATACAAAAGAATCCTTTACTGAATTGCAAATTCAAGATTTGCTACAGTGTGCTGATGACAGCCAGGGATATCATTATTTTTGTAATAATTTCTTTTATATTCAGCATCCTGTAAAAGGTAAGATGCTGTTCGAGCCTTTTGAATATCAAACTAGATTACTAGATGCATATCACGGACACAGGTTTAATATTAATATGTTACCCCGTCAGATGGGTAAGACAACTTGTGCAGCAGGATACTTATTGTGGTATGCAATGTTTCACCCGGACCAGACCATTCTAATCTCTGCACACAAATATACAGGCTCGCAGGAAATCATGCAACGTGTGCGTTATGCATATGAGCTGTGTCCGGACCATATTCGCTGCGGCGTAATTAATTATAACAAAGGCAGCATTGAGTTCGACAACGGTAGTCGTATTATATCAACTACAACTACTGGTAATACTGGTCGTGGTATGAGTATCTCGCTACTGTATTGTGATGAGTTTGCGTTTGTTCCTCCAAACATCGCTGATGAGTTTTGGACTTCTATATCGCCGACACTGGCAACAGGTGGTAAGGCAATTATTACCAGTACACCTAATAGCGATGAAGATACGTTTGCTAATATATGGAAAGAAGCAAATAAAAAATTTGACGAATACGGCAATGAACAAGAAGTAGGAATTAATGGATTCTTTCCGTTCACATGTCTTTGGAGCGAGCATCCAGATAGAGATGACGCATGGGCAACACAGGAAAGAAGTAGAATTGGCGAAGAAAGATTTAGACGAGAATACAATTGCGAATTTTTAGTTTATGACGAGACATTAGTTAATAGCATCTGTTTAGCTGGGTTAGAAGGTAAAGCTCCTATTATGAACATGGGTCAAACTCGATGGT